GTGAAGCAAGACTGTTGGTGGCCATGGTTTGGGTAGCTCCTGGAGCAGTATTAGCGGTGCCGGTAAGATAACTTGGGTTGTTGGCGTTGGCGGCGTTTGGCTGGGCGGCGGGTTGCTGGGCCGCGGATTGTTGTGCCGCCCCGCCAACACCGATCTCATTCGGAAACATCGAAAGCGCTCCCGTCTCTCTAGGAGTGGCGTCGCTCCCAATGATACTGACTTTCCCGCCCTGCATCGTCCCGGCAATCAGGCCGCTGGAAGCGTTATAAAGCGGAATCACCCCATTCACTGGGGTTCCGGCGGTATAACCTGATGGGACAGCGGCCATTATTTAGCAGGAGTAGTGGGAGCAGGTAAATAACTGGTCTGTAACGCGTATGGAAGGCCCTGGACGTTAGAAGGCGGATGGAGGACCGGATCAGTGCCGGATTTATTCACCGCACCGACCGACAAATTAGCTGCTAGCGCCCGGGCATTACGCGACAGGGCCACCGGGTCAGGCAGATCTCCGGTCCCAGGAACGGCATAAGTGTTTGACGGTGCGTTATAGGCAAAAGCGGTCGGGTCAACGTTGTACAGCTTGCCCAACTGTTGATTGGCGGCGTTCATCCGCATTTGCCGTTGGGCGTAGGCTTGCGGATCAACAGATGACTGGATCTCCATCTGCTGCTGGGCACCTTGACGAGCCGCCCGTCCCGCCAACGATTGCTGAGTCTGCATAGCTGCAGGCCCAAGCGCCATCGTATTAATCAAATTTCCGTATTGGTCGACCGGTTGATTGGCAAGACTCATCATCTCGCCTGCGGCAGCGGTGCCCATCGCCGCTTGGGCCGCTTCGCCTGGATGAACAACCTCAGGTGGTTTACTTCCTCCCATATTTATACACTTTCTGTTGCGGTTATTCCGTAGGTTAAACGATTAGTTAATTTCATGAACCGATCCCATTGATACATCCGGGGAGCGCCATTCTCCGTCCGTTCGTCCCGGTCCCACATCATAATCTCCTGCGGCCCCCAGCGTCTCACCAACTCCTCAAACAATTGCGCCGCAACATTAGGAGTATCAGCCACCAGAAGGTCAATGACGCAAAATTTATTGCACGGTTCATGTAGGTAAGGAGTTAAGAATTGCTCAAGGCGGCTAAACATCCGGATGGCGCACGCTCCGTGAGCTTTCCCAAAATCATCAATCGAATAAACGAAGGTGCCCCGGTTCCAATAAAAGGCGAAATGATCGCAAATACGCTCGAAACTGGTTACGCAGAAGGCACGCTGTTCCCGGATCACCGGGGCTAACCGGAACATGATATCGATATATTCTGGAGCGTGTTTGATCATGTCGCTACTAGCGGTGCCGCCTCAAATGCCGTTAGCTTGATCTGGTACAAAGTCCAGTTGCCGTACCCTGTCAGCAGGAACTGCAGTTCACTGCACACTCCCACGTTCATTAAGGAGATCGGCAAATTGTAGTAACCGCCTTTATCCAGATCAAAAGTAAATCCCGGGATTGGCAATTGCAGAAGATTACCGCTGGTTTCGGCTGTCCGGGTGTAGAGATCAATTGTCCGGTTAGCGATCACCGTGATATCAACCGGATTTTCTGAACCCAGGAATTGGAACCGGGAAGAGTACGGCTGAATCTGGTTGGTGGTCTCCCCAAAAGTGAATGAGCGAGTCAGCAGATGAGAATGGATATCGTGTTTGGTGTTGTCGATATCCTGATCGTAAAACTGGTCATCTGCCGGATAGGAGAACCTGAAAATTTGCCCATCAATTGTTCCCGCCATCAGGACAGTGGCATCCGGATTGGTCCGGTCACGGGCCATGTCCCTGACCGCCACATCAGTCGAATTGATGTCAAAACACCAAAGACCTTGCCAGGTGTTCAGCGCCACGCTAAAGACCAGGACAAAATTATTGACGCTCGAAAGATCCATCGGAACAGAAAGCAGATAGAGCCCATTCCAGTAAACTGCCCTGGCGTTCTTGATCGCCGTCCAATTGATCCTATCGATATACCCTTGGATCGGCTGACTGATCGGTGCCCAAACACCCATCTGATTAGAAGTCGGCATCTGAGAAAGTGCGTAGACGCCGCGGCCAGTTTCCGAGAGAAAGAAGACGTCAACCCCGCATTGAACGATTGTCCCGTGAGCGGCACAACCCACGGTGGCGCTTCCACGGTTCACTTCCCAATCAACCACCGCCAAGTTGGGGCCGGTTTCTATCATCCAAGTGCTGCCATTCCTGAACACTGCTAAGGTCTGGTTTTGCCAGAGGCACATCCCGGTGATGGCGTCAGAACGAACCGGATCAAGGGTGACCAGTTGATTGGTTAAATCGAAAACCTCAGGGTCAAGGATATCGGAGACAATCAAGGTATTCTCGAAGGCGTACATCAACCTATACAAGGCCCAAATCGGGAATTTGGCAGTGGTATACGGCGCGGGCAAAGTGACGGCCCCAAACCCAGTTCCGGGGGTATATTTCCGAAGCGCATTACCATCACTGAAATAAAGAACCGTATCGGTCAGCGCCGAATAAACCTGAGCTCCGTGAGTGTAGGCGGGACCGCCGCTAGCAGCTGCCAGAACGTTGCTCCGTGAATCGTAGGTCCACCATTTATTGGCGTCATTGAGAAGAAAGACGCCGACGCCTAGATGATGAATGCTGTCGAAACTGCCACCGGTCATCGCTTTTCGGATGATTCCGGGTCTTGGACGATTTAAGCCGTCGGCTTGAGTCAGTCGATTCTCGGCATCAGCGGCCTGAGTCTGATCAATGGAATTAGGTGGCTGGGCGTTATTAACCCCGCTGATCGGAACACTGCCATCGCTCAGCGGTTCATCGTCCTTGCTGGAATTCCATTGTGGCATTTCATTTTATCCAAAGGGAAAACTTGAAGAAACGCCGCTGCTAGCAGCCATGTAATCGCCCTGATCATAGATCACCGGAGTCACTTGTTGACGAAATTCGGATTGATTTTTCTCGATCTGCACCGCGGCCTGCACATGAGCAATCGCTTTAGCCTCGCGGGCATCGGCCTTGGCTAATTGCCGAGCACGGGTGTAAAGGCTTGATAAGGTGAACTCGACCAAGGCATCCCAAATATGGCTGATTCGCGGGACGCTCTGATCATTATCCAGGGTGTCAGCTTTTAACTTTACCTGAGTCCTGAACCAATACGGGATCGGGTTGGAATTCTGGTCAGTAAAGATCGGAGCCGGATAAAGAACGAACTGGGAAAAGACCAACTCGGATGAACCGGCAGTGATCACTGTCGATGCAGCAGGAAAATCCGCCTGCACCTTGACGTTTCCCGCGGTTTTGCTCAAAGAAAAGACCATCGAATACTGGTTCGCGGTCGAGATGCTGGACGGAATAATCGTATTATCCGCATTAAGGATCGCGTTCAAGGTGAATTCTTCATTGACCGGATTACCGTTCAAATCTTTACCCTCGATATAAACGTTAAACGGGGCGGTATCCGAAGTAGTGAAAGTAAACCTTCCAGGGTTGAGGTAGGGCCAGGCCAGATTTTCCGCCCGGTAATACCAAGGGGTGTCTCCTGGTAACGAAAATTGTCCCGGCACAGCCCGCTCGATCCAGTCGCGTTCCCGATAGTTGAGCCTCTGGTAAGAACGGCCATCTCGGGAGAGAGAAAGAAAGACAACTTCTTCAGCATCAAAAGGCAAGAAGATGGTTCCATTTAAAGCCGGGTCGATCGGTTGAGCGTCGAGGATTCGCATACTCTCCCGCCAAGCGTGAGCATCATAGAGAACTTGATACTTAAGCCGGATCGATTTCTTGGCAAACTCCACCATCTCGCTGGAGACATCGCCAACGGTTTCGGTAGTGAAAGATGCGATTTCGTTAATCGTCATAGGCTACCATCCGGTATCTGCGACATAATGCCATTGACTTCCCCAAAGAGAGGCTGGCGGTGCCGCAACAAGCTGGAACCCGGCAAAAGCAGAATCCCCTAAATTAGCCACCTGATTAATGGCTAAATCTGCTGGAGCAGAGATATTTCGTATAACACCAGCAGCTCCAGTAGCAGGACTATATCCCGTCACGGTTGGAACTTTAGCCATCACTTTCTTAAAAGGCATATAACAATACCAAGGATGTTGAGTCCCTTGATTAAGGAAACTCTGTATACCGACAGAATCTACAGACCCGGGCTTTACAGGATATGAGTATGATTTACAATAATACCTCAAGCACTCATCTAGATTTTGGATGAACGGCCGATCCATGAAAGTTGAGCAAACCGGGCCTGGCTCGAACTGAACAAAAGCGACATCGAATATCGAATTGACAGGCTTACTCCCAAAATTATCCATTCCAGGC